CATCTCAACCGGGAGGAGCTGCGCCTGGCCCGGGAGCAGGACTGGGGGAAGCTCTTCTGGGACCTGTTCCGGTACAGCAAGGCGGCCGGGGAGCTCCTGACCGGGGAGGACATGGTGAACGCCTTCCGCCTGGGAGACGAGCATGTGGGCCAGCTGGTGGGGCGCGGGCCGGTGGCCAAGAGCATCCGATACCTGCTCGGGCAGTGCGAGCTGGCGGAGACCGGCTATGTCCCGGAGCCGGAGGACGAGGAAGCGCCGGCGTATGCCACCGTCCCGGACGTGCAGATCCTCACCGACTACTGGGACATGGCCCAGCGGCTGGGGTGGGACCTCACCAATGAGCGGGTGCGCTTCCCACACGACCTGTTTGCCGCCCACGACGAGGCCGCCGCCCAGGCGGCCCAGCTGGAGGAGAAGGGTTTACCGGCAAAATTCCGGGTGCGCCGGATGGTGCTGCGCAAGTACGCCTTTGCCGCGGACGGCCTGCTGATCCGCCCGGCGGGGAGCCAGAGGGAGCTCACCGACGAGGGAAATGCCCTCCACCACTGCGTCAGCACCTATGGCAAGAAGCACGCCAACGGGGAAACGGCCATCTTCTTCATCCGAAAAAAGAACGCGCCCCGTCAGTCCTACTTCACCCTGGAGCTGGACGAACGGGAGCTGACCGTGCGGCAGAACCGGGGAATGCGCAACGGCCCGCGCACGCCGGAGGTGCGGGCCTTCGAGGAGCTGTGGCTGAGCTGGGTCCGCGCGGGAGCGCCCCGGGACAAGGCCGGGCGGCCGGTGGTGGAGACCGTCGCCCGGAGCGCGTAAGAGAGGGAGGTTTTCAGTTTGAACGTACAGACCTTGTGCTGGAGCTGCGCCAACGCGGTGCCCAGCGCAGACGGGGAGCGGGGCTGTCCCTGGTCCCTGAAGGGGGAGCCCGTGGAGGGCTGGAGCGCCATCCGCCGGGACCTCCGGCTCCAGTCCCCGAAGAAGAAGGACAAGGCCCGCAGCGTGGAGAGCTACCTGGTGGTGGCCTGCCCGCTGTACCGGCCGGGATAAGGGGGAGAGGATATGTCAAAACGGACCAACCAGCGCCGGGTCCGGCTGCTGATTACCGCACAGACCCTGTGGCACCTGGAGGACCTGGCCAGGATCTGCGGCTACAAGGAACTGGGGCGCGTCGTGGATAAGCTGACCCGGGAGAAGATGCTCTCCCTGCGCACCGGGGAGGGGAAACGATGAAAAACGCCTACGCGCGAAAACTCCGGGCCGCCACGGAGGCCGTGGCCGCCCGGCAGCAGATGACCGCCCTCCAGATGGCCAAGGACGCCGCCTTCCTCGCCGCCGCTGAGGTGTTCCACATGGGCCCCGGCAGAGTTCCGGCGTTTTCGGCGGCCTTTGACGCCGCGCTCCACGACATTGCCAAGATGACCGTGTAGGACACCAAAGACATGGAGTACACCAAGACCAAGCTGGACCAGCGGCTCCGGCAGATCTGCGGGGAGCATTTCGTCCCCTGGGGGGAGCGGTATGGGTGAGCGCGTGAAGCTGGGGAGCTATACCAAGTCCGACCTGATTTGGCTGATCCGGCGGATGTGCATGTATCAACTCAGCGACCGGGATCTGCGCCGGGCTGTGGATGAGCTCCGCTTTGAGAAGGAACGGAAATGCTTTGACCAGGCAGATGAGGCGCTGAAGCGTTCCATCGACGCACGCAACCGTTATGCGGAGATCCTCAGGCCCTATGACGGTATGCGGCTACTGGACATCCCGATGGAGGTTTTGGAGCGGGCCGACGCCGCCGTAAAAGAGGCCCGGGCGGCAGAGCAGAAGTGGAGGAAGCTGATGAAAATAGGGGAGGAGCAGCATGGAGCAAAAGGAGAAGGCCATCGCCCACTTTGAGAAGGTGATCCGGGACACGGATCAGGTGCTGCCCCACTGCTCGGAGTCCCTGCGGGCCGAACTCCTGGAGCAGCGGGGGTATTACGAGCTGGCCCTGGAGGCCCTGCGGACGCCGCAGCTGACGGGGACCCAGGAGGCCCTGCTCCGCATCGCCCGGGAGCCACGGATGTTTGGAGGTGAGGACGGCGGATAGACCATGGTACTGTGTACGGCAGCGGGCCGGCCCTCTGGTGAAGGAGTGCCGGGCCCTGCGGCCCAGGCTTTCGGGCCGGGACACCGCCGCCGACCGGCGGGAGAAACGGGCCATCAAGCAGCCGCCCCACTCCGCCGTGTGCCGCAGCCAGGCCGACCGCCTGGAGCTGCGCCTGGCGCTCTTCGGCTTCGAGGGCTCCCACCACACCCTGACCTTCGACAATGACCACCTGCCCGCCACCTTCGCCGGCGTCCGGGCCGCTCTCCGGGCCTTCCTGGCCCGGGCCCGGCGCTGGCACGGCGGCGAGCCCTTCGATTACATCTACTGCGTGGAGGGGCTCCACGGCGACCACCGCTACCACATCCACACGGTCCTCCGGGACAGCGACTTCCCGCCGGCGGTGGTCCGCCACCTCTGGCGGGGCGGGGAGGCCTGGGACGAGCCGGTGCTCATGGACCAGGGGGGCTACCGCCGCCTGGCCGAGTACTTCAACAAGGAGCGCACCGACGGCATCGTGATCCCCATCGGGCGCCACCCGTGGAGCTGCTCCCGCACCCTGTCCCGCAAGCTGGAGCCGCCGGAGCGCTGGCGGGATGAGTCCGGCGCGGTGCCCGTCCCGGACGAGGCCCTGTGGGTCCGGCGGGGAATGAATGAAAACTCTTTCGGTGCGTATCATTATGCAAGTTACATCCTGCCGCCGGAAGAGGATTCTTTATTTAAGATGTCGCACGCGTACGGGCGCGCGCGCCCGCGCGTTCTATCTTGAAATCTAGTGGAATAATAGACACGTTTTCAGAAAGGGGAGGAATGGCTGTTGCCTACCAGCGAGAAAAGTGGTAAACTTATCATCAAGGACGGATATGTGATGTGCCCCGGGTGCGGCAAGATGAAGCTCCTGCGTTTACCGTCCGACGGCAAGGTCAAAGCGTTTGTGTTTTGCCGGCACTGCAAGCAGGAGCGTTTCCTGAATATCGACTTGAGCCTGAGCCATTGAGCCTGAGCCACGAAACCGCAGTCTGCGGGAGCGTCGGTTCTGGCTTTTTGTTTTGCCCGGAGGTGATAGCCCGTGGCCTTAAAGCCGCTCCGGCCATGCCGGCACCCAGGGTGTGCCGCCCTGACCCGGGAGGGGTACTGCCCCAAGCACAAGCCGGTCAAGGCGCCCCGCCGGACCTCGGCGGAGTACCACGGCTGGTACAACCTGCGCGTCTGGACCGACGACCTGCGGCCCGCCCAGCTCCTGCGGGAGCCCTGGTGCCGGGAGTGCGCCCGGCGGGGCATCCGCACCCGGGCCACCGTGGTGGACCATGTGGAGCCCCATCGGGGGGACTGGACCAAGTTCATCGACCGGGACAATCTGCAATCTCTGTGCAAGCACTGACACGACCGCAAGACCGCCCGGGAACAGGCGGAGGAACGGCGGAAAAACGCCCGCTCCTGAGCGGCGGGCCGGAGCAGAAGGGGCGGGACGCTTGGGTGCGCGCCCGCGCTCCCGCTGCGCCCGGGCGGGGGCGCGGCAAGCCTGCGGCTTGCGGGAGACCGCCCCGGGCTGGAAAAGTTTGGGGGCGAACCGTCCAAGACCGCGCGGCACCCTCCGTGTGAGATTTTCTCCCCACGGAAAAACCGCGCCCCACACCGGGAGAGGAGGGATGACCATACCCGGACCGAGACAGAGGCTCAGCGTGCTGGAGGGGAACGGCCGCAAGCACCTGAGCAAGGCCGAAAAGGCCCAGCGGGCCGCCCAGGAGGTGGACCTGCCCAAGCCCAAGACCCTGCGCGTGCCCAAGTGGCTGCCCGAAGGGAACCGGAAGGAGTTCCGGGCCCTGGCCAAGGAGCTGCTGGCCGCGGATCTGGGCGCCGCCCAGCTGGACGCCGATACCCTGGGGCGCTACGTGGTGGCCCAGGCCAACTATACCCAGACCCTGGCCATCGTTCACGCGGCGCTGGCGGACCAGGACGGCGACGCCCTCAAGGAGGCCACCAAAGTCCTGGACACCTACTTCAAGCAGGCCCGGGCCTGTGCCAACGACCTGGGGCTCACCATCACCAGCCGCTGCCGCCTGGTGCTGCCGGAGGGGTCCAAGCCAAAGGAGAAAAACGCCTTTGAGCAGATGATGGAGGAGCGGATGCGCCGTGCCTGAACTGCTTCCACTGGGACCGGTGACAGTGTGCGCGCCGGACGACGGCGCGGAGCTGCGCTACTGCCCGGAGGCCGTCCAGGACGTGCTGGACTTCTTCTCCCTCCTGTGCTTCGGGCAGAACGAGTGGGCGGGAAAGCCCTTTGAACTCCTGCCCTGGGAGGAGGAGGCCATCCGGCTCTTCTACGGCGTCCAGGTCCGGGACGAGGACGGGACCTGGGTGCGGTACCGGCGTTTCCTCTACGACGAGATCCCAAAGAAGAACGGCAAGAGCGAGTTCGCCGCCGCGCTGGGGCTCTACCACCTCCTCTTTGACGGGGAGGCCCGGCCCCAGGTGGGGGTCTTTGCCGCTGACAAGAACAACGCCGACATCATCTACCAGTGCGCCAAGTACATGGTGAAGCACACCTGCCTGGGCCAGCCGGAGCACGACCCCGTGGCCTGGGCCCGGGACAGCCGCCGGGAGATCCATACCAAATACGGCGGCGTGCTGAAGGTCTACTCCGCCGACGCCGAGAGCAAGCACGGCTACTCCTTCTCCGCCATCCTCATCGACGAGCTCCACGCCCAGCCCAACCGGAAGCTGTGGGACGTGCTCACCGCCGGCTCCGACGCCGCCCGGCGCCAGCAGGCGGTCATCGTGCTGACCACCGCCGGAGACGACCCGGACCGGAAGAGCATCGGCTGGGAGGTCCATGAGAAGTGCCGGCGCATCCTGGCCTGGCGGCGGGGGGAGCCCGAGCGGGAGCTGGACACCGATGATCCGGCCTGGTGCCCCATCATGTACGGCGTGTCGGTCCTCACCAGAGACGACCCGGAGCGCATCGCGGAGCTGGACATCTGGGACGAGGCCGTCTGGCGGGCGTGCAATCCGGGCCTGGGCCACAACCTGAGCTTGCGGAAATTCCGGGCGGAGGCCCGGGCGGCCCGACAGAGCGAGGCGGCCGAGCGGCTTTTCCGGTGGCTCCGCCTCAATCAGTGGATCGCCACCCACGCGGTGGGCTGGCTCCCCCTGGGGCTCTACGACAAGACACAGCTCAACCGGGAGGAGTGGAAGGCCCTCAACGCCCCCGCACGGCGGCAGGCGGTGCGGGATTTCCTGGCCGGAAAGAAGTGCTTCGGCGGGCTGGACCTGTCCACCACCACCGACCTCACAGCATTGACCCTGCTGTTCCCGCCCCAGGAGGGGCTGGACACCTGGGTGGCCCTGTTCTGGGCCTGGCGGCCGGAGGAGGGCGTGCTGGAGGCCGAGCAGCGGGACCACGTCCCCTACCGGGACTGGGCCCGGGCAGGTTTTCTGGAGCTGTGCCCGGGGGACATGGTGGACTTCACCCAGGTGGAGGATACGGTGGCCGGGTGCGCCGACGTGTTCGACTTGGACACGCTGGGCGTGGACCCCTACCTCTCCCGCACCCTGACCCCCCGCCTCATGGAGCGGGGGGTGGACGTGGTGGAGATCCCCCAGGACATGAAAAACCTGTCCCCCGCCATGAAGGAGCTGGAGCGGCTCATCCGGCTGCACCAGATGCTCCACGAGCACAACACCACCGCCCGCTGGTGCTTCGGAAACGTACGGTGCTACGTGGACGGCAACGAAAATCTGAAGCCCATGAAGAATAAAAGTACCGGGCGCATCGACATGACCGTGGCCTGGATCATCGCCATGGCCACCGCCATGGTCCGTATGCCGGCCGGGCCGGACATCAACGAGCATGTACTGAACGAGGAATGGGGGATCTGATGTGAGAAATGGACTGCGCCGGGTAGGCAGGGCCCTGGCGCTCTATCTGGACGACCTGCTGCTGCTGGCCGGAGGGGTCTGCTTCGTCCGGGCGGCTCTGGACCTGGGCGGGCGTCCTGCCGCCCTGGCCGTGGCCGGGGTGTGCCTGACGGCCTACGCCGTGCTGGTGGCCCGCTCCCGAGGGGGTGGCGGCCGGTGATCCTGAATCAGGCGGTGCGCCCCAGGGCGTCCGTGGAGGAGACCCCCATCCCCTGGGAGGAGCTGACGGGCTGGCTCCGGCAGGTCTTTTCCGGCGGCGAGGAGCTGATGGCTACCCAGACCAACGCCCAGCGCCTCTCCCCGGTGGCGGCCGCCCACCGCATCCTGACCAATTCCTTCGGTCTCATCCCCTTCGGTCTGTACCGGAAGGAGGGGGAGGCCCGGGTGGCGGTGAGCGACGCTGACCTGGACCGGGTGATGAAGGTGCGCCCCAACGACTACATGTCCCCCTTCCTGCTGCGGAAGGTGGTGCTGTCCAACGCCTTCTGGCACGGCTTCGGGGCGGTGTGGAACCGCCGGGACTCCGGCGGCCGGGTGGTGGAGCGCCTGCCCCTGCCCAGCGAGTGCTGCACCCTCCGCCGGGACCGGGACAGCGGGGCGTACTGGTACGACTACAACGTGGACGGGGTGCAGCGGAGTTTTTCCAACTACGAGCTGTCCATCCTGTACTTTGAGACCTACGACGGGCTCCGGGGACGTGGACTGCTGGAGCTGGCCCGGGAGGCCATCGCGGTGGACGCCATGGCCCAGCGGTACGGCAAGAAATTTTACCAGAACGGGGCGCGGCTGTCCGGCATCGTGGAGGTGGGCACCGACGCCAAGCCCGAGACCCGCCGGCGCATCAAGCAGGAGTTCCGCACCTATGCCGCCGACGACGCCTTCGCCGTGGCGGTGCTGGACCACGACATGAAGTTCACCCCTCTGGGCCTGAGCCAGAGCGACGCCCAGTTCATCGAGAGCCGGGGCTTCACCGTGGAGGAGATCAGCCGCTTTACCGGCGTGCCCAAGCACATGCTCCAGACCGGCAAGGAGAGCTACGACTCCAACGCCCAGCAGCGGCTCAACTACGTCACCGACACCCTGCTGCCCTATGTGGTGCAGTGGGAGAGCGAGGACACCTACAAGCTGCCCGCCCCTGCCCAGCGCCAGAGCGGCGTGTACGTCCACGGCAACGTGGAGGCCCTGCTCCGGGCCGACCCCACCACCCGGGCGGACTTCTATGTGAAACTCATCGAGCACTCCGTCCTGTGCCCCGACGACGCCCGGGCCAAGGAGGAGCTCAACCCCATCCCGGGCGGACTGGGGAAGCAGTTCCTGGTGACCAAGAATCTGGGCTCCCTGGAGTCCGTCCTGAGAGGAGAGGATACGAATGGCTGATATCGCGCTGCGGGGGGAGCTGTGGGACAACGACTCCGCCGACGTGCTGCGCTGGTGGGGGTGGCGGGACATCACCGCCCCCATGGACATCGCCGCCGCCCTGGAGGCGGCGGGCGGGGAGGAAGTTACCCTCCTCATCAACTCCCCCGGCGGGGACATGGCCGTGGGCAATGAGATCCGCTCCATGCTCCGGCGCTACCCCGGCCACACCACCGCCCTCTTCCAGGGCTACGGCGCCAGCGCCGCCACCCTGGCCGCCGCCGGCTGTACCACCATCCGGAGCGAACCGGGGGCGCTGCTCTGCTATCACAACCCCAGCGGGGTGGCGGAGGGGGATTTCCGGGACATGCGCCGCTCCGCCGAGGCCCTGCGCAACGCCCGGGACTGCATCCTGGAGGTCTACACCGCCCGGAGCGGCGCAAAGACCCGGGAGGAGCTCATCACCCTCATGGACAAGGACATCTGGATCACCCCCACCCAGGCCAGGGAGTACGGCCTCATCGACGAGATCGTGGGCCTGCCCGGCGGGGAGGAGGACCCGGCGGCCTTCGTGGCGTCGGCCGGGCGGCGCATCCGCCTGACCGCCGCCATGCGGGAGCGGTATCAGGAACACCTCACAGACCGGCGCTCCGGGGAGGAGCGGAACGAGCAGAGCGCACGCGCCCTGGCCAGACTCCGGGCGCTGGCACGATTTTAACGAGCGAAAGGAGACGCACATGGATTTCATGGAGAAGATCACCGAGTTGCGGGCCGAGAAGAGCCGGCTGCTCACCCAGGCCGAGGGCCTGGTGGCGGAGGACAAGTTCCAGGAGGCCGACCAGATCACCGCGCAGATGGAGACCATCAACCAGCAGATCGCCGGCCTGGAGAAGCTGGCCCAGGCCAGCCGGGAGAGCGCCGGGCCGGTCTACGACGGCGCGCTGCACACCCGCCCCGCCCGGGACGAGGGCGAGGGCGGGGAGCGGCCCTTTGCCACGGTGGGCGAGCAGCTGCGCGCCATCTACAACTTCCGCAAGAACCACGTGGAGGACAAGCGCCTGCACCAGGTGAATAACGCCGTCCTGGGCACCAACGGGGGCAGCGGCGCCGACGGCGGCTTCGCCCTCCAGACCGACTTCGCCGGGGCCATCATGGAGAGCGCCGTGGAGCGCAGCCCGCTGCTCAACCGCCTGGACCGCTACACCTGCTCCGCCTCCGCCAACTCCATGCGCTGGATCGCCGCCGACGAGACCGACGTGTCCAAGGCCGTGTTCGGCGGCGTGCAGATGTACTGGGCCGCCGAGGGCGCTGCGGTGAACGCCAGCAGCCCGAAGTTCCGGGAGATGAAGATGGACCTGGAGAAGATGATGGGCTTCCTCTACTGCACCGATGAGATGCTGGAGGACGCCGCCTTCCTCTCCAGCTTCGCCGCCAACTCCTTCACCCTGGCCGGAGACCGGCTGCTCACCGAGGGGGTCATCTGCGGCGACGGCGTGGGCAAGCCCCTGGGCCTGCTCCACTCCAAGGCCCTGGTCACCGTGGCCAAGGAGGAAAGCCAGGCCGCCGGCACCTTCCTGGGCGCCAACGCCATCAAGATGCAGGCCCGGTCCATGCCCCGCAACCGGGAGCGCCTGGTGTGGCTGATGCACCCCGATGTAGAGGAGCAGCTGCCCACCCTGTCCATCCAGAGCGGCGAGGCCGCCAAGTTCCTCTGGAACCCCGAGGGTGGCCTGGGCAACTTCGACACCCAGCGGGTCCTCAACAAGCCCGTCCTCTTTGAGGACAGCTGCTCCGCCCTGGGCAGCGCCGGCGATATCCTGCTGGTGGACCCCTACCAGTACATCCTGCTCACCAAGGGCACCGTCAAGCAGGACTGGTCCATCCATGTGGAGTTCCTCACCGACCAGAACTGCTTCCGGGTGGTGTACCGCTGCAACGGCGGCCCCAAGGTGAGCAAGCCCCTGACCATCAAGAACAGCGAAAAGACCCGCAGTCCCTTTGTGGCGCTGGCCAACCGCAAGTAAGGAGGAGACGGCATGAAAAGGATCTTTGAAGAGTTGGCCTGTGCCAACGTGTTCGCCCCCCAGTCCGTGGATGCGTCCACGGACAAGACCACCTCCTTTGTGGACGCCTCCGGCGTGGGCGAGATCGCGTTTTTCGTGTCCACCGCCGCCCTGGGCAAGGGTAAGACCCTGACGGTCACCCTGATGGGCTCTGAGGAGGAGGGCGGCGGCAGTGCCAAGGCCATCGGTGACGCCGTGGTGTTTACCGACAGCGTGGGCACCCAGCCCCAGCTGGCGGTGGTGAGCTACCGGGTGGACCCGGCCAATCCCCGCTACATCGGCCTGAAATTCCAGCACAATGGCGACGCGGCGGTGGTCTGCTCCGCCCTGGCCGCGGCCGCGGGGCTCTACCGCCCCGCCGCCAACGGCTGGACCCTGGCGGTCTGATGCTGACCGAGAGCGAGCGGGCGGCGCTGCTGGCCTACTGCCGCATGGAGGAGCCCAGCGCCGAGGAACTGCTGGTGCTGGAGGGGTTGCATTCTGCCGCTGAGGCGTACATGGCCAACGCCGGAGTGGCGAAGCCCGCCGAGGGCACCTCCCGCCGGGCGCTCTATGACCTGTGCGCGAACTTCATGGTCCTGCGGGACTTTGATCTGAGAGACGCCACCATCACCGGCACCATCGTCAATGACAACCCGGCCTTCCGGCGGATGCTGACCCAGCTCAAGCTCACCGAGCCGGCCGGGGAGGAGGAGTGAGCATGGACGGCCACATCGACGCCGGAAAACTGGACCAGCCCCTCAGGGTGCTGGAGCTGCGGGAGACCGGGAGCGGCGTCTGGGAGTGGGTCCCCCTCCGCACCGCCTGGGCCCAGGTGGAGCAGACCGCCAAGACGAACCTGTTCAGCAAGGTGGGCGTGGGCGCCCGGGACGCTGCCGTCGTGATCCGGCGGCAGTCCCTCACCCTTCACAACGCCCTGCGCTGGGGGGAGCGGCACCTGTTCCTCACCGCCATCACCCGGCGGGGGCGGGGCCACCTGGACGTGTCCGCCGCGCTGGTGGAGTTGGTGCGGTGCCGCGCCCAGCGAACCCAGGAGACCGTGGGCCAGGCCGGGCGGCCGGTCCCCAGCCAGGTGCTGGACCTGACCTTCCCGGCCGTGCTCACCGAGAAATACGCCCGCCACGAGCCCCAGGAGACCTATGCCCAGGTGGAGAGCTGCTTCGTGCTGGTCACGCCCAAGGTCATCGCGCTGAAGGCGGGGGACCTGGTGACGGTCCAGGAGGGCCCGGCCCAGGCGGAATACCAAGTGAAGGCGCCCCACATCCTGGACGAGTGGAAAAACGAGTACGAGATCGTGTGGAGGAGGGACGTCTGATGGCCACCAGCGTGGGCACCGAGGACCTGGACCGGCTCCTTCAGAGCTGGGACCACCTGCTCCGGCAGTTTCCGGCCTCCAAGCGCAAGCTCCTGGAGAGCCTGGGAGAGGAGATCCTGTCCGACGTGCGGGGCCGCATCGGCGGCACCGGCAAGGTGGCCGGATGGCAGGCCCCCCACCAGGGCAGCGGCGGCGGCTATGTGGCCGTGCGGCCCCTGGCGGACACCTACCAGACCACCAAGAGCGGCAAACGCTACGCCGTGGGCTATGTCACCAACGCCATCGAGGGCGGCCACAAGCACGGCAGGCCCCGGGGCGGCACGGCCAAGGGCTACCGGTACCGCCCCCGCATCCATGTGGCGGCCGTGCCGGGACAGTGGTTTTACCAGAGCGCCCGGGAGGCGCTCCAGAGAGGCGTGCCGCCGGAGAAGCTGGCGGGGCTGCTGGAGGAGATCGTGGACGGATTGGAGGGGAAGCTGTGACCTATGTGGATGTGATGGAGGCCATCGCCGCGGAGCTGGCCGCACTGTGGCCGGAGCGGATGCTCTACCGGGATTACTGCCCGGCGGACTTCCACCGGCCCTCCGGCTTCCTCTACGTGACCGAGGCGGAGTTCACCGACGCCGCCCTGGGGCTGGTGGAGTGGACCCTGGAGGCCGAGCTGGAGCTGCGCGCCGCCACCGACGCCTATTCCACCGAGAGTACCGAGGCGCTGCGGGAGGACCAGGCGGCGGTGCTCGCCCGCTTCGGCGGCCCGTCCCTGGCGGTGGGGGACCGGCACATCGTGCTGGACCTCTCCGCCCCGTCCCCGGGGCCCGGGACGGCCTATGTGCGCTTCTCCGCGTCCTGGATGGACCAGCGGCCGGGCTGGCATGACCTGGAGGACCCCGACGACCCGGTGAGCGCCGGGGTGCCCCGCATGGAGGACTATCAGCTCACCGTGACCACAAAGGAGTGATGTTATGGCAACCACCATCGGCCTGCCGGTGCTGAAGATCGCCTTCGAGGCGGCGGCCCAGCAGGCGGCCAACCGCAGCAAAAAGGGCTATGTGGCCCTCTTCGTCCGGGATTCCTCCGCCCAGGGGGTCCACCTCCTGAGCAGCACCGCCCTCATCCCCGCCGGACTGGGGGAGGGGAACAAGAAGATCGTGGAGCAGGCCTTCCAGGGCACCGACCGGGGCGGCCCCAGCCTGGTGATCCTGGTGGTCATCGCCCCCGGCACTGAGGACACCACCGCCCTGGAGGGTGGCCTGAAGGCCATCGAGCAGTATTCCATCGACTACCTGGCCGGTCCCACCGACCTGACCGACGAGGAGAGCGCCAAGCTGGTGGAGTGGGTCAAGGCCCAGCGGGCGGCCTACCGCACCGTGAAGCTGGTCAAGCCCTGGAAAACGGCGGGCAGCGACGACATGGGCATCATCGAGCTGGACGAGACCGGCCTCACCGACGCCGAGGGCAAAGTGACGGCGGCGGCGTACTGCCCCCGCCTGGCCGGTGTGCTGGCGGGCATCCCCATGGGCATGAGCGCCACCTACGCCCCCCTCACCGAGCTCACCGCCGTCACCCCCCGCACCGCCGAGGAGCAGGCCCAGGCCATCCAGAACGGCAAGCTCATCCTCCTCCACGACGGCCTCAAGGCCAAGATCGCCCGGGCCGTCAATTCCCTGACCACCATCCCCCAGAACGGCAAGGAGGACTGGTGCAAGATCAAGGTGGTGGAGGGCATGGACCTCATCACCTACTACCTGCGCACCACCATCGAGGACAGCTACCTGGGCCGCTACCCGAACACCTATGACAACAAGCAGCTCCTGGTCACCGCCATCACCGACTACTTCCGCTATCTGGAGGGGGCCGGCGTCCTGGCCGCCGGCGAGAGCTACGCCCGGGTGGACTATGACCGCCAGCTCCAGTGGCTGAGCAGCCAGGGGGTGGACACCTCCTCCATGACCGAGCAGCAGGTGCTGGAGTACCAGACCGGCTCCTGGGTGTTCCTCAAGTGCGGCGGCCGCCTGGTGGACGCCATGGAGGACTTTGAGCTGACCTTCAATAACCTGTAAGAGAGGAGCGAGAACGTGGCGAGAACCATCAACAGCGCAAAGCGCATCCCCAACGGCACCTACGGCTCGGTTTGGCTCGACGGCGAACGCCTGGCGGAGTGCTACGGCGCCCAGGCCAAGGTGGAGATCAACAGCGAGACCGTCAACCTGTGCGGCCAGTTCATGGAGGCCTACAAGCCCACCAGCGGCAAGGGCTCCGGCTCCCTGATGCTCTACAAGGCCGACAGCGGCATGGCCCAGCGGATGCAGAGCATCCAGGACGGCGTGGTGCCGGAGTGTACCATCATCAGCAAGCTGGCCGACCCGGACAGCGCGGGCGCGGAGCGTATCGCCTATTACGGCGTGCAGTTCACCGACCTGACCCTGGCCGACTGGCAGGCCGCCACCATGGGCAAGGTCACGGTGCCCTTCACCTTCACCCGCTATGAGTACCTGGACATGATCCCGGTGCAGTAAGGAGGAGCCATGAAAAAAGAGACTATTCGCACCCTGCTGGACATCCAGCCGGGTGAGCCGGAGACCACCCGGGTGCGGGTGGCCCGCCTGGGGCTGGAGATCCAGCTGAGGGAGCTGCCCTATGACAAGCTCACCAGCCTGCGGGGCGTGGAGGACAGCAACCTCCACTACCTCCTCTCCAGCGCGGTGGAGCCCAATTTCCGGGACAAGGCCTGGTATCGGGAGCACATGGGCTGTCCCACCCCGGTGGACGCCCTGAAAAAGCTGCTGCGGCCCGGCGAGGTGACCGCCCTGGTCCGCCGGCTGGACCGGCTCAACGGCTACGCCCCCGGCGCGGTGCTGGACGTGGAGGAGGACCTGTCCGGCAAGGCCATCGAGGACGCCCTGGAGGACCTGGAAAAAAACTAGACCATGACACAGACCTGGCGGCGGCCCAGCGGCTGCTGCTCCAGTTCGGCATCTTCCCCGGGGACTTTTTCCGCCGCCCCCCGGGGGAGCGCGCCGTGGTCTGTGCCATGCTGATCCATGACAAACGGCGGAGAGAGGAGAGGGGCTGATGTCCAAAAAGACCGACGCCAGCGTGGCCCTGAGCGTGGAGGATAACCTCTCCCAGGCCATCGTGGGCATGAAAAGCGCCATGAATTCCTTCCGGCAGGACGCCGCCGGGCTCCAGTCCCAGCTGGACAAGCTGAGCGCCACCCGGGTACAGATGAAGCTGGACCTGACCGGGGCCCAGCGGGAGGCCAGACAGGCCCAGCGGGCCTTTGAGTCCCTGGGCGAGAGCGCCACCGAGGCGGAGCGGCAGGCGGCCAAGGCCGACTGGAGCCAGGCGGAGGAAAACCTGGAGAACATCCGCCAGCAGTACGACCTGGTGAGCCGCCAGGTGCGCCAGACCACCAAGGACCTGGAGGCGGCCACCGGGGCCATCAGCAAGCTGGACAACCGGGCCGCCCGGAGCGGCGGGGGAGGGGAGACCTATCTGCTGGACGCCCTGGGCACGGCAGGCCTGGGCCAGATGGCCGGCGACACCGCCCAGGAGATCGCCAACACCTTCATCTCCTCCACCTACGGCTCCGCCGCCGGCGGGCTCATCTCCTCCGGCTTGTCCGGGGCCATCTCCGGCGCGGCCATCGGCTCTCTGGCCGGTGCGCCTGGAGCTGCCGCAGGTGCGGCCATTGGCGGGGCCCTGGGAGTGGGCAGCGGGCTGAGCCAGGTCTTTTCCTCCCGCAGCGAGGCCTTCAGCAGCTACGTCCAGGAGGCCGTGGAGGGCCAGATCTCCGAACAGAGCGAGGCCATCTCCTCCGGATCGGACACCGCCGCCCAGCGGGAGCTGGACGCCATCGCCTTCAACCGCCTGCTGGGCGAGGGCGTGGGCGACCAGTACCTCAGCGACCTGCGGGACATGGCCGCCTCCACCCCCATGGAGTACAGCGACCTCACCGACATGTCCCGGGCCCTGGCCACCGGCTTCGGTGACTCGCCGGAGCGGATGCTGGAGCTGATGGAGGCCATCGGCGACGCGGGCAGCGCCGTGGGCGTCACAGCCTCCGACATGACTGAAATGGCCCGGGCCATGAGCCGGATGAACTCCTCCGGCAAGGCCACCCTGGAGTATCTCAACATCTTCCAGGACCGGGGCGTGGACGCCATTGGGATGCTCTCCGAGGCCCTGGGCAAGACCCAGGGAGAGATCTACGACATGATCTCCAAGGGCGAGATCAACGGCAAGACGGCCGCCAACATCCTCCAGCAGGGCATGGAGGAGGCGTACAGCGGGGCCATGGAGCAGATGTCCACCACCTTTGAGGGCCTCAGCTCCACCCTGGCCGACGCCGAGACCGAGCTCAACAACGCCTACGGCGAGGGCTACAACGCCGCCCGGAAAGAGGGCCTGGAGGAGCAGATCGACTGGCTGAACAGCGGGGCCATGGAGGAGGCCAACCGGGCCATCGGAGCCTGGCAGGCCGAGCTGGAGAACGAGAAGGAGCGCTATCAGCGGGAGGCCATCGAGGCCATGATGAGCTCCGACGAGTACCAGAGCGCCGAGGCCCAGGGAGACGCCGCCGAGATGGGGCGGCTCCTCATGGAGGCCAAGATTGACGGAATGGGCGAGTACAACAAAAGCGAGGGCGCCCAGCTGGCCCTGGAGTCTGAGCTGGCCCTGGCCGAGGCCATCCGGGAGAACGCCCAGACCGACGACGCCTATTGGGACGCCGGGTACCGGAAGGGCCAGCAGTACAGCAAGGGCCTCAACGCCGCCATCATGGCCTCTCCGTTCCTCTCGGATCTGGAGGAGCTGGGCGCGTCCCGGTCCGGGATGTCCGGCTCTGACGGGGCCACCTATTCCTGGGACGACTTCGTCAGCGGCGGCAAGTCCCTGCTGGAGCATCTGTCCGGCCTGGGCTCCAGCCGCTCCGGCTTTGCCTACGGCCTGGACCGGGTGCCCTATGACAACTACGCCGCCATCCTCCACCAGGGAGAGCGGGTCCTCACCGCCCGGGAGGCCCGGGCCATGGACCGCCAGGGCGGCGCGTTCGGGTCGGTGACCGTCACCGGAAACCAGTTCGTGATCCGCCAGGAGAGCGACATCGACGCCGTGGCCGCCGCCATCCTCCGCCGGGCCGAGCTGGCCGCCCATGGAGGTGTGCGATGAAGCGATACATCACCCTCCTGGACGAGAGCGTCGGGGTGGAGCTGGTGCTCCCCGTCACCCCGTCCTCCTACCAGTGGCCCCACGAGGCCGCCATCGAGACCGTGACGGTGGACCAGCTGGGGGACCTCAACTTCTTCGGCGGCACCAAGATGGGCTCCACCACCCTCACCGACTGCATCCTGCCCGCCCACGACTATCCCTTTCTCTCTCCGGGAGCCGGGACCAACCCCTGGGTCTACCTGGAGCAGCTGGAGAAGTGGACCGACAAGGGCACGGTGCTGCGCTTCCTGGTGAGCGATACGCCGGTCAACGCCGCTGTGCTGCTGGAGGGGGTCACCTACCGGGAGCAGGACGGCACCAACGACCTCTACGCCGACATCACCCTGCGGCAGTACCGGCGGCCCGACACTCCCGCGCTGCCCGCCCAGGGCTCCGCCTCCGCCGCGACCACCCGGGACAGCGCCACCGGCGCTTCCACGGCCCGGGTGACCACCGTCCAGAGCGGCGACACCCTCTGGGCCATCGCCCGGAAATTCTACGGCGACGGGACGCTGGCCACGGCGCTGGCCTCCTACAACCAGATCCAGAACGCCAACCTCATCTACCCCGGCCAGGTCCTCCAGATCCCGCCCCGGGGCGAGCTGCCGTAAGACAGCAAAAAACCGCCCGGTAGGGCGGCAAAACGACAACCATAGACAAAACGCGGCGCGTATGGTAGGATAGAAACGCCCCTTCGGGGGCGGGCGCTGTTGCATAATGGCGGTCAGCCACTTCCCTGAGAAGGGAGGTGATGCAGATGGGAGACGGACGCCGGGCGAAAGCCCTGCGCTTCGCGGTGTGTTTCATCATCATCCTTGCGGTGATGATCTCCATATCCCCAAAAGCGTGTTGACCGCCCGGAAGCCACCCGAGCGGTCAACGTAAGTTGAGCGTATAGAGGGCTGACCGTCGCAACAGCGCCCTTTTCTGTCTCCATTATACCATCCCGCCCCGCTTTGTCAAGGTGAGACAAGGCGGGGCGTTTTGCGTCCCGGAAAGGAGATCTTCTTGGCCGACTATCGACTGACCATCACCCCGCCGGGCGGGACGGGGACCGACGTCACGCAGCGGGTGTCCACCCTGACCTGGTCGGGGAGCATCCGCCGGGTCTCCCGCCAGATCGAGGCCGAGCTGGTCACCCCCAACGACAAGAACCTCCCGGAGCTCCCCTGTGCGCTGGGCAGCGAGCTGCGCCTCACCATCGGCGGGGAGGGGGTCTTTCTGGGCCACATCGTCACCCGGGACAAGGCCACCGACGGCGTGACCACCTCCATCACCGCCCTGGACCGGGGGCGGTTTCTGGTGGGTAACGAGGGCTGGTACCAGTTCTCCGCCGTCGCCCCGGAGCGGGCCGTGGCCGCCCTGTGCGCCGACTTCTCCATCCCGGTAGGGAAGCTGGCCTCCGGGGCGGCGGTGAGCCGCAAATTCCCCGGCGTGGCCCTCAGCAAGATCGTGGATACCCTCTACACCCTCTCCGGCGAGCAGAACGGCCGGCGCTACCTGGCCCGCTTCACCGGCGCCGGGGCGCTGGAGGTGGTGGAGAAGCCCACCGCCGCCACCCTGGAGATCGCGCCGGAGAAGAACCTCCAGACCCTGCGCATCACCGAGGACATCGCCTCCCTCCAGAACGCGGTGGCGATTTACTCCGACGCCGGACAGCTCATCCGCACCGTGCGGGACGAGGAGAGCGTGGAGCAGTTCGGCCAGTTCCAGCACGTCCTCACCCAGCGGGACGGGGAGGACGCCGGGGCCGAGGCCCGGGCCTGGCTGGAGGACCACGGGCTCCAGCAGACCATGACGGTGGAGTGCCTGGGCCATGCCGGGCTCATCAGCGGAAACGCCGTGGTGCTCCGGGCCAACCGCACCGGCGCGGCGGGGCTGTGCTGGATCGACAGCGACACCCACACTTTCAAGAACGGGCAGTATTTCTGCCGGCTGGAGCTCAATTTCCGGAACCTGATGAACGAGACCACCGCGGGGAGTGATGTGACATGACCGATCCATATGCCGCCCTGGGCGCGGCGCTGCACCCGTCCGGGACGGGTCAGGCCCTGGGGGGCTGGACCTTCGGCACGGTGGAGCGGGCCGGGCGGGGGGAGCTGCTGGTGACCTGCCTGGGCCTGTCCCTGGACCGGGAGGGGGTCCACGTGCCCCCGGAGCTCTCCTACACCTGGACCGAGGACAACGGCTCCGACGGCCTCCTGCGCGCCGGGGACACCCTGCTGGTGCTGGTGAGCGCCGACCAACAGGACTACTACATCCTCCGAAAGGCGGTGTGGCAATGAAAACCCTCTTTCCCTTCTTCACCGGCAGCGAGCCGGAGGAGGAGCTGCCCCTCTACACCGACGTGGCCATGGACTACGACGCCGGGGTGCCCCGCTTTTCCGGCGGGGAGCCTGTGATCGTCTCCGGGCTGGAGGCGGTGAAGAGCTGGGCCTGGCGGGCCGTGATGACCGAGCGGTACCGCTGGAGCGTGTTTACCTGGGACTACGGCTGTGAGCTGCTGGCCCTCACCGGCCAGAACTACCGCCAGGACACCCGCCTCAGCGAGGCGGTGCGCTATGTCCAGGAGGCCCTCACCGTCTGCCCCTACATCACCGCCGCCCGGGCCAGCGTGACCGGCTTCGACGGCTCCACCCTCCGCATGGAGGTGGCGCTGACCACGGTGTACGGAAAGGAGACTATCTATGTACGAGGATAAAACCCCCGAGGCCATCAAGGCCGCCATGCTGGGGGAGATCCGGGCGGGGACGGGGCTCTCCGCCCTGGCCGGGGGCTTTGCCGACGGCGTGACCGGCCCGGTGGCCGAGCAGCTGAGCCAGTGCTATATGTCCCTGGACGCCGTGCCGGACATGCTCTTCCCGGACGAGAGCTGCGGGGCGTACATCGACCAGGTGGGGGAGCAGTATTACGCCATCACCCGCCGGGCCGGGACCTATGCCCGCTGCACCATGGCCTTCACCGGGAAGGGCGGCCTGGTGATCCCCGCCGGGACGGTGTTCCTCACCGCCGGGGGACTGGCCTTTGCCCTCCAGGAGACTGTGACTCTGGGGAGCGGCGGCACCGGCTCCGGACAGCTTCAGGCCCAGGCGGTGGGGAGCGCCTACAACGTGGACGCGGGGACCATCGACCGGATGTATGTGAACCTCACCGGCCTCACGTCCTACCGGAACGAGGCCGCCCAGGGCGGCACCGACCCCGAGAGCGACGCGGCCCTCCTGGAGCGCATCCAGGAGCGGGTGCAGCGGCCCCCCACCAGCGGCAACGGCTACCAGTACCAGCAGTGGTGCCTGGAGGTGGAGGGCGTGGGCTGGGCCAAGGTGGTGGAGCTGGCCCAGGGCCCCGGCACGGTGGGGCTCACCCTGGTGGACAGCACCGGCGCGCCGGCGTCGGAGGAGATAGTGGAGGCCGTCCGCGCCCACGTGGAGGAGAGCCGCCCCATCGGCGCGGCGGTGACGGTGGACGCCGCCCAGACCCTGGAGATCACCGTGGCCGCCCAGGTCACACTCAGCGGGGTGTCCGCCTCCCAGGTGGAGGAGGCCCTGACCGGGCAGCTGGACGCCTACCGCCGCACCCTCATCGACGCCAAGTTCAGCCGGATCTACTACGGACCGGAGGAGGACCAGCCCTACACCATGCTCTATAACCGGCTCCTGGCCATGCTCCTCAACCTGGACGGGGTGGAGGATTTTAGCTCCCTCACCCTCAACGGCGGCACGGCCAACCTGTCCATCCCCGCCGCTTCCGTGCCCGTCCTGGGGGAGGTGACGGTCACCGCATGAGGCCACTCATCGAATCGCTGCCCGGCTACTATCAGAACAGCGCCCCGGTGGCCGAGCTGGAGCGGGCCATCGGCACCCAGATGGAGGCGCTGTGGGAGGACCGGGAGGACCTCCTCCGGCAGCTCTGGGTGGACACCGCCACCTGGGGCCTTGCCTGGTGGGAGAGCTGGTGCGGCCTGCCGGTGGACGCCACCCTCTCCCACGAGGCCCGGCGCGCCCGCGTCAAGGCCAAGCTCCGGGGCCGGGGCACCACCACGGTGGAGCTCATCCGCTCCTCCGCGTCGTCCTATGTGGACGCCCGGGTGAGCGTGCGGGAGGAGGCGGAGCGGTACCACTTCACGGTGGTCTTTTCCCACATCCGCAGCCAGCCCCCGGAGCTCACCGACCTCACCCACACCATCAACGAGGTCAAGCCCGCTCATCTGGAGTTTGACTACCTGTTTCTCTACGACTTCACCGCGGTCATCACGCTGCGGCAGGAGGTCCGCATGAGCGGGCTCATCTATCACTACAAGCTGGGGGCCTGGGCGCTGGGCGTCCACCCCTTCGGCCAAATGGAGGAGGAGGTGCTGGTCACGGACGCACAGGGCCAGATCCAGCCCGCCCTGCTGGAGGGCGTGGCGGAGTTTACCGCCGGAGACATCGCCCGGGCGCGGGTCAACGGCACAAAGCTCATCGAGGATTTTGAGGTGAAGGAGGCCGGCGGCCAGAGCGTGGCGGTGGAGTATTTCGTCCAGATGGAGGACGTGCCCCACATCACCTCGCTGGAGCTGCTGGACGCCTCCGGCACCGTCCTCACCCGGGCCGAGGTGGACATCATCCTGCGGGGACCCACCCGGCTGTCCCACATCATCCCCGTGCAGGAGGGAGGGAACGCAAATGGCTGAGAAGCCGGTGAAAGAGAACCTGCCCGCCGACCTCCCCACCGACTGGGTGCTGGAGCAGGTGGTCACCCCCGGCGGGACCGAGGCGGGGCTCTCCCCGCAGCACGGGTACAACTACCTCGCGGAACAGGTCAACGCCGCCCAGCGGGCCGCCAAACAGATCAACGATGCCTTCGGGGACCTGTCCACCGCCGCCTCGGTGGCCTTCACGGCGTCGGAGTGGCAGGGCGGCAAGCTGACCATCCCCCAGGAGCGGCACGGCCGGCGCTCGGCGGCCTTCGGCTACCAGCTGCGCCACAAGGTGGAGGGGACGCTGGTCACCAACACCTGGGCGGTGCTGGGCACCGCCGTGTCCTGGCCCGGGGACAACACCATCGTGCTGGAGAGCGAGGACGCCTACGACGGCGAGATCACCTTTTTCGGATAAGATTGGAGGCAGCTATGAGAGCAACACAGATCCGGCGGGGCTTTATCACCTACGAGATGGACGAGGAGGACTACCGCCGCCAGGCCGTGGAGCGCCTGGCCGCACTCCAGGCCCAGACCCTGGACGACACGGCGGCGGTGCAGGTGGCGGGGCTCTATCCCCGCTGGGCGGCGGGGGTGACCTACGCCAAAGACGCCCGTATCACCGACGGCAAGGGCAACCTCTACAAGGTGGTCCAGAGCCACACCAGCCAGGCCGACTGGCCCATCGACGCCA